GGGGCTTTCGCCCCCGCTGGCTGGCAACAGCACCCTGTACTCTTATGAGTACTTTCATAAGGAGACTTGTGGTGGAACCTAAACGTGAATTCAGACCAGTTCCGTCTGTTAAACAGTCGGATATGCACTGGTCTTGGGTCTACGGTCAGGATTACCACGCACTTCTTCGTTCTACTGGCCATAAGTTTAGAGATGGCCGTTGGACTTCGGATGATGATGGCTCTTTCTTACAATATTCCGTAAGTGAGCCACCCGCTGTATCCGAGTTGTTTCCTTTTACCTTTCCCTCTTACGAGGAGAAAGGCGAAGGTGACTTCCCTGGTACACCGATGGACGGCAGTTTTCGTGTCTGTATTACAAGAGGATATGATTCCTCTGTGTACTACGGCTCGATTGCTGACGTTCCTATTCCGAAGCCTGTAGACCCTGAATATGGAGACCTTGTCCTCTCGCTTAACGCGCAAGGCACTGCCTTCATAAAAAGGGCACGACCCGGGAACCCGACCGCGGGGCTCTTCCAATTCGTGGGAGAGCTTCACGATATTCCCCGGCTACCACGTCTTATGTATTCAGGCCTAAAGACCTTTCGGGATTTAGGCGAGAACTACTTAAACGTGGTGTTCGGATGGCAACCTTTTGTTAAAGATCTGGTGGATATGTACAATACCCAACAGAGACTCGAATCTTCCCTAAAGAAGCTTCGGGATAACAATGGGTTGATAGTCCGACGTCGTGAGTCGAAGAAGACCAGCACTGCGATCGTCGATGCCTTCGAGGGTTCTTTAAGCTCGCCATTTGGCAGGCTTGATGATACCACCATTGGTGGCGACTCTCGATTAAAGGGGTTCATCGTTGGCGGCCCTCTCGGGTGCGCTAACGCTGATTTGTACCCCCTTGACTTTACAGGGCAGTGTGATTATAACTGCACTGTAATGGACACGACGACTACCTGGAATTGTGGTAGCTTCGGCTACTACGTTCCAGATATCGGGTCTTCGCAGTGGACGGAAAGAGCGAAAAGAGCACTGTTTGGGCAAAATCCTACGCCTTCACAGCTCTGGGAACTCCTTCCGTGGTCATGGTTGATCGATTGGTTCTCGAATGTGGGCGACATTATGTCGAACATATCGACGAACGCAGTCGACAACGAAACCTGGACTAATTGTTTTTCAATGCGTGAGATTGATCTCACCACTGAAATCATAATTAGTAACCACTGGGACGAGAAAACCGGTTCTTTTGGTTTTCGCCTTCCCGCTGGTTCTTCCTCACTTAAGTATTCTCGTTCCGAGATACAAAAGTGGAGAAGACAGGCCTCTCCTTATGGATTTGGTCTCTCGTGGCCTGATTTTTCTCTCAGGCAACTAGGGATCCTCGCTGCCCTCGGGATAACCCGAAGGTAACTTTCCCTATCACAAGGATAACTCGATGCTCGCCGATCCTCTAGTTGTAAACCAGGTTATCACGACTGCTGCCACTCTCAGTACGCCCGTTGGGCATCCAAGAGCCGGGAACGATCGTGACACCTCGTCTTACCGACTTTTCGACGCTGACAATAATGACTGGCGTCTCTCTGCTAGTCATCAGTATGGTCGAACCCGGAACCGTTTCAACTTTCGAGTTGACGTTTCTGGGCTTATGACCAGTCTGACCGTACCGGCAGAGAAAACCAGTTTCTCTCAGTCGTGCTATGTCGTATTCGATTGCCCTAATACAGGGCCAATCGCTAATACGGCCACTATCACGCTGATAGATCGGAAGATGTGCTACTACATCGGGCAGCAATTGCTCGGTGCGGCTGGCGCAGATCCGACGTTCTTGTCTTCTATCGTTAAGTCGGGTCAACTTTGACCAACTTTGTGGATCGACGGGCCTTGGAGATGTCCGCTTCCTGAAAGGAGCGCCATCTGAAAAGCCTCGTAGACATCCTTGTGCACATACTACATGACTGTAGTATGAGGTGTGGTGCCAACCCCAAACGTGACATTTTATGTGTCACGCGGAGGACTGAAAATGAAGGTGATAGCTTTCTCACTATCACTCTTCCAACCTTCGCTCAAGATTTCGAACGATGTCTTGAACGAGGTCGCCTCTCACCAGCTCTCTTTCCGAAATTTCGGTTTCGGAGAGGAACATGCTGCCCCCGATTTCTCGGAGGGTACATGGAGAGGATTTTTGGTCCTGACGGAGTACTCCTCACCAAGGCGGATCCGGATTGCGTCTTTGCGATTAGACAAATTTGTCTATTCGCGAAGAAGCTTAAACTCCCGTGCACTCGCGCGAGAGAAAAAGCTGCCGAGTCCGCCTTTGTGCAATGTGAGAATGACCTACGTTCCCATGACTCCGATTATAAGCTCGCTGACATTTTTCATCGTGTCAGCGGTATTATTTGGAGTGATCTGGTTAGCGGGGATGAAGATCCCTATAATCAGTTCATTCCTCGGCATGGTCCTGGAACAACTGCAGAAGGTCTAAGAGGAAATGCTAAGTATGCGTTTCCTTCTTGGCCTCTGAGGTTGGAACGATCATTCCCATTCAGTGAATTCGGAATCGGATCGATTTCGAATTTCCCTGATGGGTTTGAAAGTCATCCAGTTCGTATGGTCATCACCCGGGACGAAACTCCCGTGAGGGTAGTTTTCGTCCCTAAGACCCAGAAGACGCCTCGTGTAATTGCTATCGAACCTGTATGCATGCAATACATACAGCAAGCGATAGCTGCTTGGTTGATACCCCGGATTGAGCACCGGTGTTCGTATACGTCTGGTCACGTTAACTTTCGTGATCAGAGTATAAATGCCAAGCTAGCACTTCAGTCATCTCGTGATGGCGATAAAGCCACCATTGACATGTCTGAAGCTTCCGACCGAGTGTCTTCTCGCCTTATCTGGTCCATGCTTGCATCTACCCCCGAATTTAGGAGGCAAGTGTTTGCATGTCGCTCGACAAGGGCAAGCCTTCCCAATGGCATCACTTTACCATTGAGGAAGTTTGCGTCTATGGGTTCAGCCCTCTGTTTCCCGATCGAATCAATGGCGTTTTATATCGCCGTTATTTCGATCTTGATCCAGAAGGCAGGAGTGCGCGTCACTCCCGTTTCTGTACGGAAGTACAGTTGCGGGGTGTATGTCTACGGGGAC